CCAACTGGGTTTTGTCAACTGCGGTTATTTTTATTTGAACATCACGAGACATTTTCGTACTCTTTTTTTAATTTCAGGTATGCGATGAATTCTCTGAACTCTACTACCGACCACTTCTCAATTTCATGTGGTGGCTGACCCAACATTTCAGCAACTGCAAACACTGCGTACCGTGTCGGGTCTTGCCTCAGTCCGATTGGAGGTCATCCACTTCTGTACCTATGTCTTCCACCAAGGCCGCCACGACACGAGCCAAGATAGAAAAATCGCTGCTCCGTAACATTTTGGGCTTATGTGCTTTCGTGAAAAGTTTCTTGCCATCCTTGTTCCGGGCCAACAAGATTAGAGTATCAATAGCCGCCTCACCGATCTGGCTGGTCGGTCTATCTTGGAACCCTGCAATCCGCTGAGCATCCATAACGCTGACAGGGTTGGCATAGATGGTAACATCGCCCCATTCGGGGACAGTTGTCGTTTTGACTTTCTTCGCTTTGAAATGATTCGCCATCTCCGATAAGATGGTATCGCCTTGCTCTGACATATTCCCCTCTTCCAATTAAATTATCACACGGTGGTTTCGGTCAGATCACCATTGCCCTCAAAGGTAAAGCTCACCTCAACCAAGCCCTCCGCTGACCCCGACCTACTGACACCCGTCACTACGGCAGCACCAGTAAAATAAGTGTCACCTGTATCTGCGCCCTCCGGATACAAGTTCAGGGTAATCTCCGAACCTGCGCCCATTCCACTCTGTGCGGTATCTGTTTCATCCCAGAACGCATCAATCGAACCTGACCAGGACAGTAAACCAGTGGTTCTCAATCTCGATGTCGAGCCAACTGTGGTAATGTCAAGGGAATCCGCTGATGTATCTAATGACCATGATTTGCATTCACCAACTGAATCAGAACCAATTTTGACGACTCCTTCCGAGCCTTTATGTGTTGCCATGATATTTCTCCTATACTATGCCACGGGTGAACTCATATAAGACCCGGACTGTTAATCTGATGCCGCCTATTGGCTCCAGTGTTCCTTCATCTGTCTCAACATTGACCACCTGTGTATCAAGGGCATTACCGCCCCGTGTCCGGTCTATGTCGAGCTGTTCTTCTATTAATTCAATCAGGCTGTTTCGGGCTGTGTCGATACTCCTGCCCTTAACGAACCCTACAAGTTCATAATTGATATTGCCGTGCCGAGTGGATGTCCCGATTGTTACATCTTCCCGTGATTCTGACCCGGACTGAACCCATACAGCCGGGAACTGATGGTTCGATAATTTCTCAAAATCGAAAGTGTCACGGGTTACTTTTTTCAGTGTGCTGATCCCGTTTAGGGTGGCAATTAAGTTACTGGCTATGGACTCCCTAACGCTCATTTAAGACCTCCTCAAAGGTGCGCTGGAGTTGCCGCTTTTCTTTTGGATTAATGGCGAAAAATGGCCTGTCTTTATGATTCCACATCGCCTTGTTAGCTTCGTTCTTGCGACCGAAGTACACCCTGCCACGCCTACCACCTGCCCTATGGGTCATTGACCCCATCATCTCGCCTGAAAACATAAGGTTAGGCCATGAAGTATGGCCTTCTCTAACCTTGAAAATAGCGTAAGCCTTAGAGTACGGCTTGAAATTGCCACCTGAAACCGACTTGCCTTCGGCTGTTCTGAGCTTAATAATCGCCTTGGCATGTTCAGCTACCTGCGCCACACCCTTGGCGATCTTCCGCTCTACGCCAGAATGATCCAACTTGAGGCCATTTGTAACATCGCCTATATTGTCAGTGACAATCAACGCTGTAACCTTGCGAAATGAGTTTGTAACTTCTCAACGATCTCAATCACGCCATCATCGTCTGCGTCATACTCCACACCATCCTGAAGAATAAACGCCATCTCGTCAGCATATTCAGACCGATAATGATCCATCATGGCGGTGAACCTGTCGTCCGGTTGCCATTTGGCCAATTTCGGCAGGATATACCAACCCAATGCCCGATATATACAAGCACGGGTGAACTGGCTCTCGGTTAGCAATGAGGTGTTCATTTCTCCTGAACGCCCGGTGCTATTCCACCAATCCACCCTAAGCTGTCGCTCTATATCCGCTTGCGCCCTGGAATGATCCAAGGTGAACGAGTCAATGCCAAGTTCAAGGACATCTGGCATCAACGCCAACAGGTCTGTATCGGTTGACATCACCATTATTTCTTCCTCGGCTTCGCTTTCTTACGGGGCTTCGTTTTGGACAACCCTTTCTTTTTCAACAAGTCCGGGTTGCCCTCTGCGAATACACGATTATAAGTAAGCTCTGTGCCGTCTTTATAATACAGTGTGATGGTATTCATTAGATAGCCGCATCAAAATACATTTCTACACCATAACTATCAACCAACTCTCCTACACCGTAACAGGCGGTTGCGTTAAGTTCCCAACCCCGGATTGATGCATCACGCTCCGGCTCAACCTTGATGTCCCATTTCACTGCCAGACCAAGAGCCGCTGGAGTGAACACTGCGCCCTTAGCATCATCAGTGCCATCCACGGTAATATTCGCTGACTCGTATATGTCAATCCCAGCCAAGGTGCCGACAAAGCCGTTAGCCATTGCCTCGTTACCTGTTGGGGTGTTATTAGCACCGGAAAAGGTCTGGGTCAATACAGACCGAAGTTGATAAGCCTGGTATGGATGGATTACAGCAACAGCGTTGCCCGGTGCGTTATTAGCCCTGAGCCGACTCATTGCGTTGTGGAAATACGCTGCTGAAATCTCAGTGCCAGCACCGCCAAGTGAAGTTGAGAAACCGTCAAACAGGCCAATAAGATCCTCATCCATTTTCTTCGCCACGCCCTCGCCCAGAACCTTGCCCAGATCACCAGCCACATCACGGGCAGTTGACTGAGACATAAGGTCAGTAAGTACCGCCTGAACACCAACTTCAGCAGCGGTAATAGTCACACTGGAAGTTGAAACAGCGGTGGAGGTCATGTCGGTGCCTTCAGTCAGATCAGCAGCAGCAACATTCGGGTAGATAGGGACTTGGAGAGTCTTGCTTGCGTCCCCTGCGATGTCATAGGTAGTTACAAGCCCACGAACAAGGGACTGCTCCTGAGCGGTGAAGATTGCCTCTTTGATGATATTGGCGAACAAATCATCAAGAGTTGCGGTAGTAGTAGATGCCATTTTGGGCCTCCTTAAAAAGATTTAAAAAACGGGCAATCCATCAGAGATATGCCCTCTGTCAAATTACCCGTAGTTTTAAGCCCTTCGGTTCGGCTCCCGGCATTACTTCACCGTATTATGCGACATTATACCATCATTGGCTTGTTATGTCAACGGCCTACCGTTTTGCGGTGTTCCCGATACTCAGCCATGGACATTTCACTAACCGATTTCGGTTTGAGTGAACTCCCACCAACATTACCACCCGACCCTGCGCCTGACGGTGTGGCTTGCACAAAATGTGGGTTGCTCTCTAAGAATGATTTAACCAACCCGTTAACGGTCTGCGCCTCGCCATCCTCGCCATACTTCACTGCGCCATCTTCAATAACATCCACACCTCCGGACTCGTTCAAAACCACTTGGTTCTTCAAAAGGCTGGCTACCTGCTGTGGTGCTATGGCTTTGAATTGGCTGGCTGCTGTTAAAATGGCACCATCAACCTGAATATCATGTAACCGGCTGTTTAACGCCTCGATCTTTGCGTCTTTCTTCTGCGCCATGTCTTTTAATGCGGATTCAAACTCGCCTCGCTCGGCCTTCCTTTCGATCTCTGCCTGTTCCTGCTTCATCTCCCATTCACGGTAAGCGTCCAGATCAACCCCATCCAGCTTCTTCTCGAACTTGCGCTTTTCCCTGCCCAGCCTTTCTTTAACCGCCTTGTCAATATCGGCCTGTGTGAAGGTCTGCTCTTCAACTTCTTGTTTTTCCTCTTCCATTAGTCCCCTCCTGTCCATTCTGGTTTCACCGCCATGAAATGATGACGGCACCTATAACCGCCCCTGACCACGAATATATCACCCTGAGCTTTGCCACCCCATGATTGTTCCCATATCTTGCGCCATTCTTCCTCGGTTTTCGTCTTGCCAGCGTACCTTACACAATGCTCCCGGCTGTCCCTGATAATGGAGCCATAATAGTAGAAATGCTCCAGCCCTGCCTCGTCTGCCAGTGTCTTGGTGTAAGCCCCGTCAAATTGCATCAACGAATCATGTGCCATCTGTGAAGCGTACCGCCTCAGATTACGCCCGATCCGGTCACGAGCATATATGGCATGTAATCTATCCACCGCCTCAGTGACCTGCGCTTCCATTGCAGGGTTGAATTTGTTACCCTTAACGAACTCAACTAATTCCTGGGCCTCGTCCTCGCTTGAGTTGATATATACCCCATTAATCGACTGCCGGAGTTTATGCGTCATCTCGTCAACTGGTGCGCCTGTCAGGGTCGCCTGATATACACCATTCGCCATCACATCCAGATACTCATTTGCGATTGAACTGAACCCCTGGAAGGTCATTTGCTTCAGCCCTTTTAATGTCGTCCGGTCTGCCTCAAAAAACCCCGGTTCCAACACACCTTTATCATGCAGGAAATTGTGAGTATGCTCCACTGCCTTTTCATAGCCGTCTATTGATTTATGCGCCCAGCCGAGAAAATCTTGCTCCAGAATGGTCATATATTCACGCCTGAGAGCCAGCGCATCCGCTACCTCTGGAACAATTTTCCCATCCAGAACGGTCAGCCCCTTATTCGTGACCGAAACAATATCACGCTCCAGCCGATGCAGAACTTTCTCCAGCGACTCCAACTGGTTCCGCTCTAATTTGTCCAGAACCAAATCGTGCTTTTCGATGTATTTATTCAAACTTGCCAAGAGTCACCACCGAGCCATCTATTTCTTTGGCAATAGCTTCGTGCATCTCTTCCACTGTTACCAGCCGAGCAAGATTTTTCAGAACTTCTTTTTTGTAAGTAGTTGAGCCGGTGTTAGTTGTCAATGCTGACTGATATAACGCCAACTCGCTGGATACATCCCGTAAATCGAATGAGTCGGCATATTCAACCGTGCCGTCATAGGTCAAGCCCTGCCATGTTGCGTAAATACCCCATAGCTGCTCCTCGGCTAATTCTAAATGCCGGGCTTTCTGGCTGAGTTTGGCGTTCAACAACTGAAATTCGGTCTGAAGTGCAACCCCTGATTTAACTTTCTTCTCCGTGGCTCGTACCGCCCCGATATGTGTTATCCTGTTAATCGCCTCGACCTTATCAGTTATTGAGTTGCGGATACCATCCAATGATGCTGCGCTGGGTTGCAAAAGGTATGGATTAACCTCGTCATCGTCTGTTTTAGTGATAACCGACCCTGCCCCTGCTGATGCGTCCGTGGTTGCGCCCTTCACCAATGATGGATGGTTGCTGATCCGAATAAGTTGCTCGATCTCTGACAGTTCGTTATATATGGCCCTCTGGATGTCCGCTACATCGCTCAGGTCACTAATACCCACGCCCCTTACTGTGGACTTCTGGCTATACAAACACACCGCTGGAATACGCCCCAACGGGTTTGGCTTATCTTCGATTACTGTCTCGCTGTCGCCATCCTCTTTGATTAGCTTGACCTGTTCCGGTGTCCATTCCCTGTAATACCGAATATCACCCTCGGCACCCTCCAGCACAACTAACCGGCTCAGGGTAAACCGCCCTGATTCTGACCGGGTGTATTCCCAATCTGGCACATTCTCCGGGGTGTATATTGATATGTATGGCCTGATGCCCTGTCCTAACTCTTCAGCACGGGTTTTGGCTGTTGTCTCCGGCTTATCCATTATCAGCCAGCAATGACCATATACGCTCGCCCAGTCGCTGGCCTCTGCCATCACCGCATTGAGATCGTTCCCTTCCAAGTCGGCATCTTCCGTGATCTCGTCCGCATCAAACCCCAGGTCACGAACAACTGGCCTACGCCAAATGAACGAGGAATATATCTGGATAACATTCTTGGCGTGATTGTCCAATGGCGTATAAGTCAGCCGTTTACTATATTCATCCTCCGACTCGTTGATATATTTATGCAGGTACTCGCCTTCCTGATAATCTAAGCCGCCCAAATATGAGCGCAAATAGAACTCCCATCGTGATGCGTGATTGTCGTAATGAATCGATGTGTCCATCATGTCCACCTTTGTGGTTGAGATATTACAGTATGCCGTAATGGATATTCGGCACAAACCAAATACCCTAATGCGTCAGGTAGATGATCCAGCCCTGACTCTTTGTCGGGTTGTCCTTTCTGTGTATATGTAAGTCCATCCAAGCCCTTTATGAGCTTTTTGCAGCCTGGGTCAACATAGAGCCTACGCCTACCGTCAGATGTCCTTAAAAGGGCATTAACGGTATTGACCCGATCCACAACTAACGGGTGTTTTTTAGGGGCAATAACCTTGAACCCGTGCTGTTTTAGGATCGTGAAATCTGTCTTCCCGGCTGTTGCCGAGGTTTTCCTTGCCCGACCTGACGGGTCCGGGTAGGTCGTTATGTGTCTGTGTGGATATAGTCGGCAGATCTCCTGCGCCATCTCCTCCGTGTTGGAATTGCGTAAGATGATCTCATTAACAATATGTAACTGATCAGCCACCCGGACACCCACCACAGCAGTCATTGGGTCAACATTGAAATCAACGCCAATCATTAACTCGCCCTGATGGTCTTTTGTGGGGCTAACTGAATCCTGCCGGTTAAAATTACTATATACCCTGCCAGCCAACGACTCAAAACTCGCTTCAAATTCCTGCCGGAACTGCCGCCCGCTCATCTCCTGCCGGGCTTGCTGAATCTCGTCTGGTGATACATTGCCACCGTCTAAAGTGGTATAATGCCAACTGCGCCAATGTGGACTGTCGGTTTCTGATAGTTCCTTGAGTGTCCTGTAGCCTTTGGGTGTGCCAATAAACAGCACCCGTGCCAGCTTATCCGCTGTGGCAGGTCTTAACACCTCGTACCATGTCTCAGGCTTCATGTCATCCAGTTCATCCAAAACGAGGAAATCCAAACCCACCCCCCTGAGTGAATCTGGATTATCAGCGCCTCGAAGGGCAATCTCTGAGCCGTTGGCGAACCGAATAGACATCTCGCTCTCGTTAACTTTAGCCACCGCTTGTGGTGGGGTAATACGCTTTATTTCGTCCCATACAATCTGCTTCGCCATCCTATAAGTCGGCGCAACATACCAAACAACTTGGAAATCCTTAAGCATTGCTGCCTTAAGCATCTCGGCAATGGCCAGATATGTCTTGCCCCATCGCCTACCGCAGACCGCCACCCGGTAGCGTTCCTCAGCGACAAAGATATTACTTTGTTTCGGGGTTAACTTCAATCGTCAGTGCCTTCACATCTGACTCGATGACCTGAGTTTCTTTCCAACCGGCTTGCGTTTTAAGGTAGAATATTTGTGCAGTAGTGTTTCCCTCTCTTGCGGACTTCAGCAGCGATTGGCTAATCGAGCCTATTGCCCTTGCCCTGCCTCTTTTATATGACGCAGCTACATCCTCATCCCTTTCTAAGATTGCTTGAAAAGTCCTATGGGGAATCCCAATATAATCAGCTATTTGCTTCTGATTTAAGACAGCGGATAGTGTCTCCACTTCCCTGATTTGATCGGCTGTTAGTTCCGTGCGTGATCTACCCATGCTTATGCTCTTCAGATAGGATCATTGGAGCTACATTTTTCCATGAAACGGAATGATGTAACCTTCTATTAATAACACCCATTTCTCTAATTTTAACGGCAGATGGACAATACATTACAGAGTAGAAGCTTTTGACATAAGTACCTAAATCCAAATAAATATCAGTTAAACCGCCATCACTAACCTGTGTTTGCTTTTGCTCTAATCGTATACGAGAGGCGGTAATAAATAAGCCGCCCTTTAAGCCAAGCTCTGTATAGGCATTAACATCTTCATTGATTCTGCCGGGGAATTGGAATGATCTATCAGTACTGCAAAAGAAGCTATTCATTGCCTTTCTGGAGAACTTACCCTCTTTATGTAGAGTTGCTACCTTTGATCCTTCACCGCCAATAAAGTCACCGCCTTGTGACATGGCTATTGTAGTTGCTGGACTCTGAATGTAGAAATTCAGCATTGCTTCAATAACTGCGTCAAGATTTTTTATAGAAATCTGCTTTGTTATGTAGTTGCGATCATTGTCAAAAGTATATCTGAATTGTTTATAGTCGTCATCAAGCTGTAAGAAATACTTGAC